TGCTCGGCTTTAATCTAAAACATAAAATAATTGATTTAACGCAAAATAAGTAATGCTCGTTTCCGCTGGTATAAATCCCATCGCGTTACTTGATGAAGCATGAACACGCCCACCACTCGCTTTGTTTGTTGGTGCGTAAGCCATCGCGGTTTTCGTTGTTTGGACCTCAAAAGGAACAGAAGCGAAAGCATTATTTGTAGAGGTCCATGCGGTTGATTTTTGCACTTGCCCCCTGAAAAAGGCAATTCTGATACCAAAGATGCAAATAATTCTAAATTGAGGAGTATTCCCTTCTGCTGTTGAATATCCAGAGTTTAATATTAAATCTTGCCACGGCATTGAGTAAAATAAATCAGCATTTACAGATAAAGTTGTTTGCCCATCTTTAGTGAAATCTAGTGAATCCCCTCTTAACATTGTTTCCTTGAGTTCACCAGAAATATTATGATCCATCAATTGCTGTGCTACTTTCACACCACCAAGTGTTGTAACATCACTTTTTAAAATAGTAGAGCCGGCACCAGTTGGCAGTACTGTAGCAGCATTAAAACCATTGTCATTCATCGTGACCGTCCCAGTGAACAAATTGCCTTCATCATCACGATAATTAATATTGTGAATAAATTCAGCGCCTGTGATACTTCCGCTCTCTACATCACCTAATTTCGCAGTAATCGCTGATAACTCCCCGACTTTTAAAGCGTTATAATCCAGAGGTATTTCTTTCCAAATTACCCCATCCCACTTAAAAACACCTGTTATAGTATTTTCCACTTCATCTATCTTGAACCACGTATCGTTTATCTTTGGAATAGCTGGCGGTAGCTCACCATAAAAAGGCTTATTGTTATCACCAGCTTTCATTAACGCGTCATTAGCTGTATCTATTGCTGTGACAGCGGAATCTTTAGCATCATTTGCTACTTGTTTTGCATCTGTTGCATTTGTATTTGCATCATTTGCTACACTTTCGGCACTACTAGCGATTTGTTGTGCTGTTTCAGCCTTATTACTTGCGATTGACGCAACTTTATTAGCATTTGTTGATACTTTCGCGTTTTCCCTCAATTGATTTATAATCGCAGGTGTAGCCGAATTAATATCAATATAATCACCAACTACACAAGTGCTTTTTGACATATCGCTATAACAAATATTTAACTCAATAACCCTTGCTTGTACTGTAATTGGAGGACTCATTTCTAAATCTACAATTCTTACAAAACTGCCTTTTCTTATTCGATGTGCTTCAAAACCATAGACTTGTTCTAACATTAAAATATTTGCTTCATATTGATATGATGGCGATGATAACTTTCTAAGTTCTAAAGTACCCCATTGTTTCAACGCTGCCGCATTTGTTATATTTTCATTTACAATCTTAGTCATTAAGTAACCTGTGCCGCTTGGGTTGTATTGCTCATTTGCTTCATCATTATAGATGTAATTCAATCCTCCATTAACAGAAGAAATGTTTAATTGTGTCCCATCAGCTTGCGTTGCGCCAAGAGGTATAAGAGCAGTCTTAATGTTCGTAAATAATACTTTCCTCGTTATTCCTTTAATGCCTGTGCCGCTCTCAATTCGAACACCTTCATTATCCCCAAACTGTTTCGCGACTTTACAATAATAGCCAACTATCCTCCCTTGAAATGTTTTTACATAAAACTTAACTTCGCAATCAAAAGCAGTACAAATTTGATGTAGGGCTTCTTGAGCTGTTATATATCCTGAGAACTCCAAATTTGCAACTGCCCCTACATTTTCTGTATCTTGAGGAATCCATCCACTCCCGCCAAGCACATATGTTAAAGCGGGACCAATATTACTATTGGAAAAAGCGCGATCTGTCACAATTACATTATTCAAATCAAAGATAAAAACATTTTCGCAAAAGATTCTTTTTTGAGGTTTCGAACTATTGTCATCTCTGATGTCTTGCACTTCAATAATTTTGAATAACAATGAATCATCGTCTAAGTCTTGAAGCATCACATAATTTCCACCTGTTAAATATTTTGAACTTTCGTCATCTGTCGAAACAGAAAACTCATAAGTTGAATCAAAATCTATAACTTTCTCGGTGTGTGAATCATTAAAATAATGAGTTCCATTTGTGGAGTCAGCAGATATGGATTTTACAATTTCTTTATTTTCATCTAATATCAATAACATTTAAACACTCCTTTAAAAAGTTCTTGGCCTAACATATACGGTCCAATCTGCCGCTTCAAACGGAGATACATTTAATATTTCTGTTGTACCACCAAATAACTTAAAAAAGTGACTTCCTATCGCTAGATTCTGCATAAAAGGAATGCCATTTTTATAAATTGTTTCTGTTTCAAAATCAAACATTAATTCATCAGATGCATGCGCTATAACTTGCGGAGCCGTATTTGCAACAATATTTAATTTTTCAACAAGTGTATCCGTGAAAAATAAGTCCCTATTAGGGTCATGTGTGCCTGATGCTGCAGCGTATATATTTAATTGAGCTAATTTTTTTGTGTATTTATTAGCGGTATCTACAAATACCTTTTTCTTCGTCCAGACAGGCTTTATATTGCTATCTAGTTTGATAATTTCAGCGGTGAATTGATTACCTATTTTAGTTAAAATAAAGTAACCATAAAAATCTCTGTATTCGTTGTACGCTCCTGTTTGTACCTTTTCTGTCACTGTTTTATATTTTCCGTTGACTTTTTTTCTGGTTGATACTGTTTTGTATGTTTTAGTAACTTTCCCCGCCTCATTAAACAAATCTTTTTCAGGATAATTAGCAACATTTTGATCGCCAATAGATATTTTAACAATATTAACTTCGGTATTTGCGGCATTATCTTTTATTTGAAACGTTGCAATTTTTGCTCCTTTTTCATCAACAAGATACACTTCTAATTTACCTTGTTGCTTTTGTGCTGATGCTATGTTTTGAAGGCGCATTCTTACACGCCAGTTATCCTGCGCTTGGGGAAGAACTACTTTACTCATCGGTCCATGCCACTGTGCTCCAACACCATAATCAGATGCCCGAAATACATTTGCGGTTGAAGTGAAACTCCCATCAATAATCCCGTTATTTGCGTCTAATTGAAATGTCAAATCTGATTGTTGCATAGGTGTCCATGTAGCTAATACATTCATTGGATCGTTTAAAATTATTTCCGATGGTTTAACTGGAGTTTCTCCAGAATCTGGATCAACTCCTTCGCCAATGTATAAGTAATCCTCTTTATTCGATACAGCGATATAAGTGACATCCTGTTTTATAACTGCTCCAATTACAGGGCTGGTAGGTTGTGAACCGCGTACTGGTAATTTGTTACTTTCGCTAGTTAGCTCAAATTCTTCTTGTTCATAATAAACATACGGGTCTGAACAAACAAAATTCAGCGTTGCCCGTCCGTTATATAAAAGCCTATCTAAGTCTGTAGGTCCTTCAAATCGACCATAATACGTCTTTTCAGGCGCATCATCAATTACCAAAGAGCGTTCTTCTGCATCTACCTGCATCAACCAATCAGCGACAGATGTAGCCCGCTCACTTAATTCTTTAAGGCTATCTCCAATAATTTGTATTTCTAATTGTATCCCTCGTTGACCAACATTTGGTCCAAAATAAAAAGCGCCAATACGACCACTGACGCTTTCCGTATTACCTTCGTTTTGTGGGAACAATGGTGGTTTAATGTCAATTATTTCCACATGCTTATCAAATGAATGAATACCTTTATATGTGAATCCTAAACTCATAAAATCACCCCTTGTGCTCGATTAGTTCTAATAATACGGTTGTTTTGAATTTCTGTTATAAAATCTACCGTTTCCTCCGCCACCAGACGACCATCTAACATTGTTTTATTAACAATTTGAATTGGTTGTACTGAAACTGGGTTTCCGCTTCCTTGCGTTGCTATAGAAGCCCCTGAGTAAGCCGTAATTTCTTTTGTGTTCGGGGTGACTGGGACTGAAATAGCAGGTGATAGACTTGTTAAATGTTTTTGCATTTTATGAGCCGCCAAATCTATAGTATTTAGATTCTTAAGCATTCCGACTCCAATTCCCGCTGGCACTTGTTCACCAACTTCATCGCTCATTAGCCGAGAAGGCGAGTGGATTTTCAGTCTTTTCTTGATTGTCGATTCAATTGTTTTAGCTAGTTGATCCGCTTGTTTCTCTAGTGGGCCGTTCATTTGCTTGAACCCTTGAATAATCCCCGCTACGGTCTGTACACCAAGTTTAGATCCAGCAGTGCGATATTCTTTTGCTTTATCAAGTTCTTTCAACCAAGAAGCGTTCGCATTTGCCAAATCTTTTTTAGCTTTATCGTTCGCCGCCTTGACAGCTTTATCCATCGCCACTTTATCATTTACAGAAGCGTCTAATCCCAGCTTGTTTGCATTAGCATGTTTTTTACTCCACTCAGCTTGATATTGTTTCAGTTGTGTATCAGACATTCCCGCAATTGCTTTAGCTTGTCCTGTTGCGCTTACACCCATATTGCGTATCTCGTCTATAAGACCTTTACTAACACCGCGTTTTTTCATTTTATCAAGTTGAGCCATAAAATCTTTTTGTTGGGCTGTTTGTGATTTAAGATTTTTTGTTAATTCGCTACCACTTGATTTCTCTGTAACAGCAGCATCAAATAGTCCAGTCTGATTATATGCGGCTTCTTGATTTGATTTAAGAGCATCCTTATATGTCTTTTTCGCTTCATTAATAGAATCCTTAGCCGTTTTATTTATTTTAGCAACATTATCATAATATTTTTGTGTGCTACTTTTTATTGATTTATTAAGTTTAGTTTTTTGTGTATTAATTTCTTTGTTTGCTCCAGCAATATTTAATTTGATTTGTCTTGTTTGCGCCGCATTTAAGCGATATTGCTTATTAATTTGTTTTAATTTATTAATGTACGATTGTGCGCTAATTGCGCCTGTTTTGTAATCTACTTGCACATTTGATATTTTATTACTTACATTTTTCGCATAGCTTGTTTTAGTACCTTTGGCATAATGAGGCACATTACTCAAAGCTTTAGCTGTTTTATCCCCTCGTAGCACTTCGGTACCTCGTGGTAGATTAAGAAGAACGTTACGACCTTTAGGAACAAAACTATTCCCATCCGGGGTGGTAATCATTTCTTCATAGTTGCTTCCATTGGCATCGTTAACTAATGCAGGTCCGCCTTTGTGGTTATTTGTCCCAGTTGCATAACCTACCTCTTGAATTCCGCTTGGACTTTTACCACTCGTTTTGTATGCAATAGAAATTACTTTTTGATTTTTCATGTTGAGCATATCACGCCACGAGTTTATAGCATTGTCAATAGCGTTTTTAGTAGCCTCTGCGTTGGAATTAATAACTAAATCTTTTCTATGGACAGCTATGTTGTTATAGTCGTCGACTGTTCTACTACCTCTATCTATTTTTGATAATAGGTCTCTGTTGTTTGCAAAAAGGTTTTTAAGATTCACCTTTTGTCCGTTATATTGAACAATAACATCTTTACCACTCTGAATTTTATTCCTAACATCATAGTTATTTGCTAAAAGCGTCTTTAAATCTACGTTCGTTCCGTTATAGCTAACTAACATCCCTTTAGAAGAATTCATTTTCTTTATTACATCGGAATTATCAACTACTAGAGTTTTCATGGATGGCGGCAACTTATCCCAAACACCCATATCTTGCAGAGCTTTTTGTAACGCCAGACTAGTATCTGCATTCGCAATCATACTTTTTTGTTCAGGCTTCAATTTATCCCAAATACCTAAATCTGACAACGCGTTAGCTACATGTATAGAGTCCTCATAACTGACAATTAATTTCTTTTCGTTGAAAGTCATCTTATCCCAGCGACCACTTTCAATAGTTGCTGTTGCAATAGTCTTTTTAGCATCTGTGGTTAATTTCGCTTCTTTCATGATGAATTTCAGATTATTCCAACCATCTTTAGACTTTGCGGCATCCAAAACAACTTGTTCTAAATTTGTTTTTACTTCCCCAGTTTTAGGGTCTAAAACTAAATCGCTCCAAGCTAAATCTGCTTTACTTGCGCCATCGCCAATCAACTTACTAGCATCACTAACCCCGCCTGCAGCTTCTTGTACATTACGAGTGAATTCGTCATAACTTAAACCCATTTCCTCTAGTGCTGATTTAATATTTTGTTCTGCTACCTCACTACTTGAGCCAATTGCTTTATAATAATCTCTTTGAGTCCTTATCCAAGCTGTGGTAGAAGCTCTTACAGCAGCTGTCTTTTCTCTTTCGTTTTGTTTAATAGCCTCTGTATAAGTTTTTTGATCTATTTGATCTTTATCTAAATCTTTTTTTAAATTTTTAGCATTATCTTGATATACCTTAGCTGCTTTGGTTGTTTCTTCCCACAATAAAGTAGATTGTTCTCCCAGAGCCTTTTTAGACAACCCTAGAGTTTCACCATTCATCGCTTTTATCAGCTGTGTTTTCTTTTTGTTGTTTAAGCCTAAACTTTCAATTTGTTCAATCTGCATCGCTTTATAAATGTTGTTGACAGTTTTTGATTCTTCTGCAGTGAGATTACGATGACCATCCGCGGCAGATTGATAAATCTTTTCTATTTCTTTATATTGCGAATCAACATTGTCTTTTCTTTCTTTGGCTGCTTTTTCTGATTCTTTTTTATCTGTATTAACTATAGCTTGAACTCCCGCAGAATAATCTTGATAGTGTTTTTCAAAATCACCTAGCGCATCGTCTGTGTTTTTCTTTATTTCATCTGCCATATTTTTAAATGCAGTTACTACACGCTCGCTGTCATCTGTCGCACCTGATGCAAAGGTATCTAGTGCAAGCTTACCCTCTGATGCAAATTCATTAAATTTACCCATGGATTTATCAGCTTCTGCGCCAATATCATAACCCCATGTTTTTATACGTTCTTTGCTCTCTTCGATTTTGCTTATATGTTTATCTAGTGCATAAATACCCACACCAAGCAAAGCCGCACCAGCCACCGTAATAACTGCTGGTAAAGCTCCGAAAGAACCAGCTAATCCAGCCGCAGCTAAACTAGTACCTTCCACAGCAGTTGTTGTAGCGCCAAATCCAGCTGCCAAAGAAGTTAATTTACTCCCTAAACCTAAAATCTTACCTAAGCCCGCGAATCCTTTTATTAATCCACCAGTCATTGATACTAGTTTCTCGCCAATCATCAGCACAGGGCCAGTTGCTGCTATAATCCCAGCCCATTTTATGATATTTTGTTGTTGTTCTCCTGATAAGTCGTTGAACTTATCAATCATTTTGTTAGCCCACTCGATGACAGGAGTGAGGGCGGGCATTAATTTTTGTCCTACATTCTGTTCTAACACCTCAAGCGAAGCTTTGAATTGATCCACACCAAATTTACCAGCTTTTCGCATATTATCAGCGACTTGCTTAGTGTATCCGTTTGCCTCATCAGCGCCCTTAGAATATTTACGTAGAGAATCGCCTCCCGCTTCTAAAAGCGTATTAACAGCCGATAGAGGTTCACGTCCGAAAATCATTGTTAAGAAAGAGTTTTTCTGTGTTCTCGTCATTTTTTTTGTTTTATCATTAATATCATCCAGCAAAGTTGGCAAAGTTTTCATGTTGCCGTTGTTATCTTCAATTTTTAACCCAACTGCCGCCATTGCTTCTGCAGCTGATTTTGAAGGTTTAAGTAAACTTGTAAGCATCCCACGTAAACCAGTACCAGCCTTTTGCCCTTCAATGCCGCGGTTAGAAAGCAAACCAACAGCTGCTGCTGTATCTGTAAGTGAATATCCTAGCGAATGCGAAATAGGACCGACATAGTTCATTGCTGTTCCCATATCAGAGAATCCAGCCGCTGTTTTATCAGCTACGTAGGTTAGCACGTCAGCAACTTTGTTTGTGTATTCCATCTGCTTATTTGTGTCTTTAGAAATCATTCCAAATTGTTCTAATGTTGATGTTGTAACAGACATTACTGTTTCGAAATCATCGCCAGATGCACGAGCAGCATTAAAAATCGCAGGCATAGACGCCATTGTTTGATTAATATCATAACCTTTTTTAACCATTTCTTTCATACCAAGCATAGTTTGCTCAGAAGCTACCCCATACTTAACACTAGCTTTCTGTGCATAATCAAAAACTTGTGTATAACGATCACCAAACTCTTTCGCCGATTCACCAGATTCGCGCAATAAAGAGTTAACTTCTGTCACTTCATTATCAAAATCCAGATATGCTTTTGTTGATTTAATCATTCCTGCTACAATTGGCGCCGTAAATCCAACGGTCATCGCAGTTCCAGCTTTTTTTAACTTTTGAGCAGATTTTTCAAGCATATTCCCGAATTGTTCAACTTTGACGACAGATGAATCTAGACCTTTAACATTAATGTTTTTCTTATTGATTTTGTCGATATTGTCAGATGCTTTTTGCCCTTTCTTCGCAAAATTATCCATATCCTTATCGATTTTGTTCATCTGGCTTTTATAGCCATTTTCGCGTATTTCTATATCGTAATAAATTTCTCCCGCTTTACTCATATTTTCACCCCTCTTTCAGCTTGCTGTTAGCTCTCAAAGCCTTTTCCAATCCTTCTTCATTAGAAGCAACATCCTCAAAATATCCTCGCTTTAACATGATTCGATTTTGCTTTATTTTTTCTTTCAGCAAATGTTTTGGCACTTTGCTTCGTTCAGTCATTCGAATTTCAAGAGTTGTCATAAATGGCGTGTCACCACCTAAATTCATTAGATATGTCCGGAACTCTGAAAAAGTCATATTTGACAATTCTTTGCGCAATCTGATGCCGTAATAAGACAAAAAAGAAGACTCGATTAAATCAAAGTCTTCAACTATTCCGTAATATTGTTTTCCTGTTGCTTCCCCTCGTCGCTTTCCTCACCCATATCACTTTCAAATAATTTAGCTATAATGTATTCGATAAGGCCCTCGTAGACTTTGGTTGGTAATGTTTTAGAATTGATTTCTTCTCTGTCTTCTTTGCTGAAAAAAATAGCAAAAATATCATCGTTCGTTGCTACAATTCCATCTGTGATAGTCATTAACAATTCATGCATGTTTTCACTATCCGGCGTTGTATGCTCTCCATCGCTTTCGTCGCCTTTCAATTTAGGCGCAAGAACTTGTCCTAAAATTTTGGGGGCTTCATCCAAAAGCGCACTGTACTTAATGTGTGCTTGTGCCGAAATGTCCGCATAATACATTTTCCCGTTAATTTCCAAAGGAAGTTTTACTTCATTTTCGTTAAATTTAAATGATTTCATTTTTTTCCTCCAAATTAGTAAAAGCCCTCACTCAGAGGGCTTCGTATTTTGTTTATTAGGCAGATGTTACAGAAACAGAAACGTCATTTTTAACCGATGGTTTCACTTTGGATGCAACTGTGATTTTAATTGCAGTTACTGTTGTAGCAACGCCTGTCACAACACCATCACTATCTACGGTTGCTTTTGCTTCATCAGATGAAGTGAAAGTTACATCTTGCGGAGCACTTGATGGCAATACGCCTGCTGTGATATTAACAGTTTCTCCTACTTTTACTGTTTTAGAGGCGCTATCTACCGTTACGCTAGTTGGTTCAATGGTAGGCGCCGGCGTAAAAACTGGTGCGCCATTAGAATTTAATGTTGCAGAAAATGAACCGATATCGTTTGCGCCACCACCACCAAAATCATTAATACCGATTGGACCAGTGATTTCATATTTAGCACCCGATGGTAGTTTCACAATAATAGTTTTTTCCGCTGAAGCTCCAACTTTGTCCCATGTTTCACGTAATTTATTTTGCCCTTCATCTGAATCATTGTATTTCCCATCTAAACCTAACTCCATTGCCATCCCTGTTTTAACCGCTCGCTCAAACTTTTCGCCAAGTGTTGTGTACTGTTCAATATTAGAATTCAAGCTAATATCTAGTGTTTCCAAATCTTTAATTAATACTCCATCACCGGTTGCTAAATTTGCATCTCTCACGAAGATTTCAATTTCTTTTACTGCATATGTTGGCATTTGCCTACATCTCCTTTTCAAATAATATTGTTAGTTGATAAATCAAACGACCATCATCGTCATAATCGACTTGTCCGCCGCTTGCTACATCTGTTGCTACTACCTTCTGATTTTGGATATTCAGCTCAGAAGGGTTTGTTAAAAGAAAGTAGTTACGTAATAAATCGTATGTTCGTTTGCATTGAATTGTGTTTTTGTCATAAATTAAAAAGCCGATGCTCTCACGAACACGACTTTGCGTTTGTACTTGCTTGTTTTGAAATGTCGGTGCTTCATTAATTACTACCATTGAATCAAGCCCCGTTTGTTTAATGAATCCAAGTGTTTTTATAGCTGGGAATGTTTTTTTGAAATGTGCTACCAAATCTTCAATCATAAACGCATCCCGCCCTCTACAATTTGGTTAATACTCTGAATTCCATAACTTACAGCCATTTCGTACCAACGTGGATTCCGACGATTTTCATAATATTGTCTGCGGGCATAAGGAGTTAAACTAAACACTCTAGCTACAGTTGAATTTTTTTGGATGATAACTTTAAAATCCGAACTTCGTCGCAAGTCTCCATACAAAATTGGAGTAACAGGCTGCGCTAATTCAACCAATTCTCGCCCAGCCTTTGCAGCCGTTGACAAAGCTTTATTATGAATATCATCTATGACTGCATCTTTAAAACTACTAAAGCTCATGCTCTGTCACCTCTCCTACAACAATTTCGAAATGGTGAATACTTCCATCAGGATTTGGCGGGAAAGATACGCTCTGGACCTCACCTTTAATTAAACAATAGTCAGGAATTACAAAAGATACATTGTCTCCTTCACTCACAACAAAATTTAATTTGTTACAAAATAAATTAACAATATATCTTATGTTTAACCCTTCCTGTGTTTTATTTACGAGCTTTTCAAACTCATAGCGAAACATTGATTTATTAATTGCATCTGGTAAAAGATTTCCAAAGTCATCGCGCCCACTATTACTAGTTATAGTAACTTCTGTGTTTAGGATAGCTTCTGGAATAGGTGGTAATTGAAAGCTCATTAACAGCCACCTACTCCCGCATAAAGCCAGCCACTAGATAAAAGCAAATCCATCACTTTGTCTGGAACGTCAGGTATAAAGTTGTTCGAGTTTTGTGATTGACCACCCATAGTTAATTTACCTAGTGTAAAGTTACCAATGCCAATAAACTCACCATATTTCTTGATGTGTTCACACTGCCACGCGACAGCTTGCTTAATATCATCATCTACATTGTCAAGGTCTACGATATTAGGCATAATTTGCTTGTCAATTGCTACAGAAGCGGCTTTTATTAAATTATCCGCTTCTGTTGGTTCGATACTTAAGTTTGTTAGACTAGCCAACTCACTTGCTGTAATATACGTTTTCATTTACTCACCCTCTTTATTTTTGGGCTCCTTTTTACTCTTGGATGGTTCTTTTTCTGGTTCTTTATACTCGAACTCTTCAAAACCATCGTTTTTTAACTGCTTAATTAATACTTCATTGTCGGTATTGTATACTGCATTATCTTTTCTTAATTTCATAAAGAACTCCTCCTTAAGCTATTGTAGAGGCAATTACCCCGTCTTTTTGTTGTTCTTTTACAAAAATATCATGATAAACACGATATTGATATAACCATCCGTCACCTTGTCCAACGGAACCTGGCGCATGAAGGTAAATAGAAGCATGTTTAGTACCGCCAATAACAGAACCTTTATTAATTAGTAAATAATTAAGCTTCTTAGCGCCAGGCGCTGGTGTATAACCATCCGTAAAATCAAAAGTATCATAGAAACGATCTTCTGCTTCAACTTCAACAAGTTTAACTCCATCAATTCCTGTAATGCGCGTTTCTAAGCTAGAAGGCCCAATATTTTGATTAGAGATTGTTCTAGTAAAGTCTTTACTTAGCTCTAATGCAGCCATAACGTCTGGTGACACATACATAACAAGATTTTGTGTACCGTATTTTTTAACTTTTCGAATAGCTGCTTTAAGTGTACGAAAAACATTTTCTTCTGTGATTGCTTCGTCAGCAGAATGACCATTATTTTTAGCCGCTGTCGCTAACTTAGAAAAACGATAAGCGTCGACTTCTGGCGCAGCGTGCGCTGAATTAAATTCTTTTGTTACATTAGCAGCTGTTAATGCTTGCCCTGTTTCATCTACATCCATAACATCTACAAAAAACTCTACATCTCTATCAAACGTAATAGTATATGGAGTATTCGTATTTGATGCCGAACCTTCGTTATATCCTTTGTTTCTAGTGTGCGGTTTTAGTCCAGTTGTTGAAATCGTTTGTATTTTAAACGTTTTTGCATCTAACCATAAAAGGTTAGGTGTTTCTAATTCATTTGTGTAAGTGCCAAAGACTAACTTCTGGTCGAGCTCCTTACCGTACTTGTCTACATAGTTAATAGCCATTTTGCTATCTCTCCTTTTCTAATTATGAATTTAATGCTTGAATGAATGGGTCTGTAGCACTTGGCTCACTTGCATTGCCTAGTCCTGCTCCGATTGGTGGAGGCGTGTCACCATCATCAGATTTTGCAATCCATTCCGGATATTGCTCTGCGAATTTCGCTAAGTTGTCGTCATTTCGCTCTTCATCCCCAAAAAGCTTCGTAAACGCTTCGTAACGTTCTTCTTTTACGCCGCTTTCTTTTAACTTACTGTGCCACTCTGCCGTTTGTTCTTTCTGAACATATTCATCCAGCTTTGATAGTGCCTCGTCTTTCTCTTTTTGAAGTTTTTTCAATGCCTTTTCAGATGAATCATGTTCGCCCACTTGATCGTTAAGCTGATTAATTTGGTCGTTTAACTTCGTGATTTCTTCCTCATGCGCGCTTTTGATGGTTTCAATCTCTCCATTAAATTTCTTTTTTTCAGCCGCTAAGCGATTCTTTACAATTTCATCCAGTTCTGCTTGGGTAAAATTCTTATCGTTCCCACCTTCAGCAAAATGTTGGATGTCAAACTTACGCTGTAAATAATTCTTCATATTTCCTCCTTTTTAAGCTCTGAGTGAGCCATCCCTGTCTATTAGTTGCCGGCAGGTAGGCAAGATTTTTATATCAAACCAAACAAAAAAAGCGTTCATTTAGACGCTTTTATAATTTCTCTATCCAATTCTCTCTCTAAGAATCGATTGTTATTCAAATGGTCTTGCAAAGCTTCTTCCCATTGCCTTACTTTCCCAGCTGTATATTGTTTAGAGGGACCTTCTGCAAGTATATCTTTTGTTTTCCAATCACGAATGCCGCGCTCGTAGTACCGTTGCTTACTTTGAGCCTCGTATTCTTCTTCATCATACGGGATAGGCTCGTCTGTTTCGTCACCTTCGAAATACGAATATAAAAAATGGTGGCAATTTGGATGAAACAATCCATCATTTTCCGCTTCTTGTAATGTTTTATATTCATTGCTTTCGTAGTTAACTGATAGCACTTCTCCTTGCCAAGGAGCACAACGCGGACAACTTCTTACGTGAGCTGACACTTGAACTAATTCGTGCTCATATCTTCCAAGAACGCGTTTCATGGCATTTAAACCAACATTAAAAAAAGCACCTCTTGAAGCCATTTCCATGTAAGCTCCTGGTCGGTACTTTCTTCCAGACTGATCTATAACATTTCTTATGCCATCACCTAAAACATTAATAAGTGATGTTGCGATAGCATATTTTAAAATTCCATTGTTATCTTTTGTTTCCTTAACCACTTGTTTGTATTTGGAGGGCGCGATTTTTTGCCAATAATTAGCCATATCTTCCGAAATTTGGATAAGTGCATCACTTTCAGATAAATAGTCGTCATTTTGTATATCAACCTCTTTCTTAGTTTGATATCTGGCTTCCATTTCGTCCTCGTATTCGTTCACACAATCAAGATAAACACGATACGTTAGTTTATCTATTTTATCTCTCGTTTCATCTTTGAAAAGACTTATATGTGCTTTCAATTCTCTTTTAAACTTTATCAAACGCGACTGCTGAATGAATTTCCATTTTGTTGGATTCTTAGCGCCATGCATAACATGCTTCTTTATCAGCAAAAGCAACTCTATTTCGGCATTGTTAAAATGGTTTCGTAAGATAGATGCTTCTTTTTCGAAATCCACTGGTGCATGGTGATGACTCATCTAATCACCCGCCTTTCGTTTCAATTCCACCAATTGCTTCTGGGTCCGGAACCTCTCCAATCGAGTTTTCTAAATAGATACGTTTTACTTCCGCTTGAACCTCTTCATCTTCCCATTTTGGGTGGATTAATTTCACCTTTTCTTCTACACTCATCGCTAATGCGCTGTTCATATTGTTTAAAGTACTAGAAAGTTCATTCAAATTAACCGTCATTGGGTCCGGAAACTCAATTATTACCCTGATTTCATCACGTATTATTGCTTTTTCTTTATTGTTTGTTCCGCCAGTTAACAAATATAGGAAGTCCCAAAGCATCTGTTCGTAAACATTTTGAATAAGGCGTTTTTTCTTCTCAATTTTACGCACTGTCGCGTCTTGTAAACTCCAAATTTCGGTCGCCTTAACTTCTCTATTACCTAGATTAAAAGTAGCGGGATTATAACCAGATTTCGAAACAGCTTTCTGAGCAAAATATTCCATCGTTTCGCGATAACTACCGTCTCGGAAGTCTCCTTGCATGAATTGAATCATGTCATTTAACTTCGCACCAGCGTCCAACGTCCCTTTAAACTGCATAAAGTAGTCTTCATCTACATTCATGGACCATTCTTCTTTATCTGTGCTCTTATTAACTTTTTTCCTAAACATTCGCTCACTAGCCGCTATTTTTGTTTTTGTTTTCTCACCTTCGCGCATATAAACAGTGAAAAAGTAATCTACGGCAAATAAATAATTGGTACATTGTGATAAGTCCGATTCCCCGAGATTAAGATGTGGGTATCTAGTATTGCTTGGGCTATTATTTATTAAATACGCGCCCATACTCTTTAAACCAATTGATACAGAATGATTCAATTGAATATCATTTGTGTGCAGATAGCTTGTAATCTGTTCTGGTAGTCTCTCCGCACTAATAGGAGTAGTTTTATCGCCATCGATTTTAATAACAGAATATGTTACAAAACCTCCAGATAATTTTTTCCCTTCCTTGTCCCATTGTTTTATTTCTCTGCTTTCAACTAAATAATAAATATCTGCTTTATTACTTGTGGGTATTTCCTCAAAGAAATTAAAACGAAATGGCTCATTGTTTTTAAAATCTACCCAAAATTGGCTAGAGCTATGAACGCTAATAGATGGTCGCCCATTTAAAATGTTAATCTTTACAGCGGATACTCCGCTCCCCCCTGCTAATTCAACAATTTTCACGCTCTTACTATCAAAATTATCAATCCGTAATGCTTCTTTCAGTTGCTTTGTTAAGTTTTCATCCTTACTGCCATTACCCCCTGTTACATCAATACTTAAAGGCTTTCCAGATATATACTCAGCCGCAACAACAACTATCTCATTGCCTGTTCCGGAATTCATTAACTTATCGTGCACTGTTGGCACATATCCTTGAGCCCACAACGAAGTTAAATAGGAGTCTTTGCTCCATTCTTTTTGATTATCTGGAATAAGCGGCAGATATTTTGGTATTAACTCCGGTTCGCTTCCATTAGGTTTTCCATTTAGCCAGCCTTTAATAAAACGTGTCATTACACTCCAAACACCCATTTAATCACTCCTTTCTATATATCTTCATAATTCCTATAAAAGTAGTTTGTAGCATATCTGCTCGTGTCCATCGCATGGTTATTCTTATCAGCTGGCTTTCCACTGTTCTCGTCGCGTACATACATACCAATTTCTTGTAGCCAACTGTAATGGTCATATTGATCGTTAAGTTGTTCAACAAGCAAGTAACGCCTTTCACTTAATAGCGACTGCATCCGCTCAATTCCAACCTCTATACCTTGCGCTTTACCTGTCACATCATGAGCATTGTTGTCTGCTCCTGCTGTATCAACACCAACCTTTTCCAGTTCTTCACGTAGCCAGCGACAGGCAGGGTCAATAAAAACAGGCTCATTTACTGGTACTTCATACTCTTTCATACACCATTGAATGAATTGTTTTATCTCAACGGCATAGGTTGAACCAGCTTTTACTTCTCCTGTATCCCTACCACTGTGATAATAGGATGCAACTTGATTAAATTTGTATTTATAATGTCCGTCAGCCGCATGCTCTGTAATTACATAGCACTCACAAACAGTAGCATCTTGTTGTCCTCCATCACCAAAAAAGACCATCTCAATTGGACGACCTTCTAATTTGGATATTTGGTTTTTCTGCATATCAAATGTTTCGTAAATAATACCTTTCGGCAAAACTCGTTTACCATACCAGTCACGTTGCAAAAGGTAAGAAGAGAACTTTAATTCGTTATATAGTTCGTTTCTTCTCTCTTCGTCAAGTATAGGATTATCAAACGGTGTCCAATGACGCCACTTGTAACGTCCTGTTTTTTCATAACGATCAAATACTTCTGTTAATACTGGATGGCTTGGAGCGGGAGGATTTAATTCCGCTAAATGGAATCTATCTTTTGCTGCATAAGTTCTCCGGAAACACTCTTTTACAAAATCCATGTGTAATAAGTTGATTTCCAAAAATGTTACAGAGCCAAGCGACATACCTGTGATAGCGCCCACACTGTTTACCTTGCCTCCACCTTTGTAGTAAATCTTTTTCTTACCATTTGGAGCATGTAAAAGTAAGTGGTCCCCGTGTTCATCGTGCTTCATTTCTGCGAGGTTTCCGTAAATATGAATTAAACCTAAACCATCACCATCCATAAATAATCGAAAGGCTTGTTCTTGGTTATATGCTGTAACTAAATGGTTCATATCCCTAGAATTAATGTAGAAATTTGCCATTTTAAAAATATCAGCTGTGGTTTTCCCAGAACGCGGAGTCCCTTCGTTAACTTCTAACGTTATGGTTTTAGTTTGTTCCCGTATCGTCTCTTGTTGTTTTGGACTGAATGCCAATTGAACCACTGCCATCACCACCATTCGCAACATCAATCAATGCGTTTAATAATGATGTATCTTTTTCAGCGCCTTTAATAAGAGCTGTGCGGGCCAGTATATTATCTGTTGATGCAATAATTTGATTAAGCTTAGCCTTACGTTCATCTTGCTCATCAGCTATGGCAATAAATTGCTTAATCAACCCACTTAGTGTAGACATAGCACGACTTTGTGCATTTAAAAAATTCGCCTGTTTATCCCAAGCAAATTGATACTCGTATTTATCAGAACCACTATCCCCGAACCCTGCTTGTGTCTGGACTCTCGTCTCATCCTCAGCGTTTTCCACCCACATAATTTTCTGTGCTCGAATAATAGCGGCGTATTGTATTTGTATCTGCCCCCAAATTAAATCAGCTGGTTCTTGTTGATTCATCATACTAATAATTTCTATCGTGTCATCCGGAAGATATTTAGAATACAGTCCGTGTGTACGGGCGTTTTGATTGCCTTTAGGAGCGGCGCCACCTTTATTGTTCTTAGCATTCCCGTTCCCTTTCATTGAATAGTAACGCTCCTTTTGATTCGTAACGTTACTATTGCCGTTATCACTCCAGTTATCTTCCGATTTCCATTTCCTAATCTGTGATGGTTTACAATTTAACTTACTGGCAATTTCCACAAGCGGCATTGTCTTATCTGAATCAAGCCACATTTTCTTCGCTATGTCTCTGTTTGGATTTCTTGCTCTAGCCACTCACTTCCACCACCTCGCATTCTGTGTTTGTTTCGCTAATTAATTATTATCTTTAATCGTTCCTACAATGATGCTTAGCGCTTCTAAATAATCATTCTTAGCTTGTTCAAAAGACTTACCATTTAGTGTAGCTAATCTTTCTATTTTCATGTAATGAATCTGGGCTAACACAAAGCTTTGTTCTTGTTCTGAACCAGCAATATTTATTTTGAATTCTGGCTCTTTTCCTTTTACCTCTGTTATTCCAGCTTTTATAATGTCTCTCATATAATCAACCCCTTATTATTTTAATGTATCAAAAAAAAAGCCTGTTTTACGAGGCCTTCAAAGAGTTACACGAATTAATTTTTATTCAAAAAAAACCATCTTCTATTAATATTTTGTCAATCAAATCTAATTCTTTAAAATACTCTTCTTTCACTTCACCCCAATCATTTAAAATTCCATATAATAAAGAATCTTGTTTCGTAGTAGTTTCAGGGAATCCGATATCTTTCCTAAGCGCAAGAATAAGATCAGACATCATATATACATATTTATTATTAAATGCCTTTTCGGATAGCCCTTTTTCTATAAAAAACGGTGCATCATATTCTTGTATAAATCTTCTATATGTCGTAAACATGTCTATTGTTTCATCGTTAGCAAATAACATTAGGCTATACATCAGCGTATTATATATTTCCCCTAATTCTCTAAGCTTCTTTTCATACCTTTGGATTTCATTTGTGGTTTTCTGAGGCATTTTGCTTATATATAGCATCTCTTTAAACATACTAACAATATCAATAAAAAGTTTTATCTTTTCAGGATGCACATTTTCTTGTGAAATCCTAATTTCTTGTAACTCCTTTGTAATTTTATTGTTTAGCTCATTTAACTTCTTGTCATAAAAATATTTTGGAATCAAACCTATTCCTAACATTCCAAGTAATGGCATAAGCAATTGCGCAATATTAAAATAAATTTCAGTGTTCTCCATGAGCATCTCCTTTTTTTAATTCAACTATAACAAAACAAATAAGTATGCTCAATGTATTACTTATAAATGAGAAGTGGAGCGCAGACTCAATATAAGATTTATTTTTGTAATCATCTTCACTTCTCACTAATAACATTTTATCACCTTTTTTCACTCAAAAAGTGCCAGAAAAGTGCCATTTTTAATTTAGCACTTCAATTCCAAGCGTTGTCGCTAATTCAATAACAGCCTTCCGTTTCTCTCTTTTGTATTGCCTTTCTTCGTAAGGAATATCAAGCATAATAGTTATATCTTGTAGGTTATGAATGAACTTCTCGAACAGTATCTTTCTATGGATGTGCTCAAGTTGATTCAAAATAGCATCGTATTTTTTAACCGCTTCTTGTGCTGCATGAACGTTATCGACATTATGAATTGCAGCATCTTCTACTTTCGAATGAAACTCATTGCCAAAATTTGGTGGCGTAATCTTGTACATAGTCGTCATAGTTGGAAATTTACGATCACCAGCCATCACTCGCAGCGTTAAATAGTCTTTAAAGAACTTTCTTACTGCTCCGACTGTCTGAATGTAGTTTATATCTTCAATTTGTGGTAGATTGAATAATTGTCCCATAAAGTCGCCCCCTTGTAATTATTTAAAACATATTACTCCATGCCCATAAAATCCCTTTAACCACTAATCCTAGTACGAAAATCAGTACTAGGACCCACAGAGCGTATATAGTCAAAGCTCCAATAAATTTCGCTACTTTATCAATCATTCCATATCTCCTTATTCCGTTGATATTCATCCATATCAAACAGCTTATAGTATTCTTTTTTGTTTCTTTGTGTGTAATTAAAGACTATCGACTTCGACACTTTGAAATGCTCTGCAATTGCGTAACACGTTAGTCCTGCATTACGTAAATCAGCGAATTCACGAATTGTAATGTCTGCCCATTTTTTCTTTTTCACGATGCGATCGAATGTTTTGGTCCAATAAGTTTTTTGCTTTTCTATTGTATTCTCGTTCATTAGTTGATTAAGTTCTTTTTGCAAATCCAGCAAGTCGTCAAGTTCTACATCGTTATTTGCTATATAACTAATTATCTCCCGCTGCCTCGCTTTACTCTTCGTTATCTTCGTTATCTCCATTACCGCCATTTATCACACCTCCACAAACTGTCTTCCTTTCAGTTTCAAACACTTAATTGATTGCATATAACGCAGTTCGAAAAGTTTTTGCTTGATTCGAAACTCTTTTGTTAACATGCCTTTGACGTCGATTAATTCCTCGTGACCATCACTGTAACGAACGAGAAAATCCGCTTTATATTTAATCGCTCGATACAGTTTTCCGTTTTTTCGAAAAGAATCTTGTAAAATAAATTCTGGCTGTAAATCGAAACTAACTACTTCGCCAGTCATTTTTAATAGTTTCAATTGCTGATAATATGCTGCTTCCGCTTTGCTATCGAACTTTATATTGTCAATAACAACTTTCTTCGCATTATATTTACTTCGCGTACTCGTTCGCCTCGTTAATGACGAACGCGGTATACTTTGCCTCAATCTCTTCATCCCCCATGGTCTCAATCTCACTAATTTGGTAGTTTGTGACTTCTGCAATCGCATTAGCCATTTGTCTGATGCTCATTGATCTATTTCTCAACTTTTTTATTGCTGTTTCTGCTGTCATTTTTATTCACCCTCCTGCTCAAAATGGCAAATCATCATCTGAAATATCTATCGGCTTACCCTCATTCGCAAATGAATCACTCTTCTGGCTCGTATCCGCTCGATATGAACTTGTTTTATTGTTATTTGAATAATTAGCCTCGTTTTGATAATTATTCGATGTAGCGCCTTCTGCGTGGTTTCTAGGCTCTAAGAATTGAACTGATTCAGCAACTACTTCTGTAACAAAAACGCGTTTACCGTCGTTGTCCTCATAATTTCGAGTCTGTATTCGTCCATCAACGCCCGCCATGCTTCCTTTCTTCAAGAAATTAGCTGCGTTTTCCGCTGGTTTACGCCAAACAACACATTGAATAAAGTCGGCTTCTCGTTCTCCATTCTGATTAGTGAAAGTGCGGTTTACAGCTAATGTAAAAGTCGCAACTGCCACACCAGCTGGAGTGTAACGTAATTCAGGATCCTTTGTTAATCGACCTACAAGTACTACACGATTCATCATTCGTTTTTCTCCTCCAATTTCCAAATTAAGAAGTCAAGATACTGTCTAGCTTTCTTCAAGTCCTTGACCTCATTCTGACCTTCCTTTTTACCTGCTCGGGTTACGTATTTGATGATGTTACCCTTTTCAAAATTCATGTTGTGACTCTGAATAAATTTGATGGGTTCAATTCCCCCAGATGTATAATGTGATGGTTGGCTGATTTCGTCCTTCATTCTATGTTGGGGCTTGACTAATGCGTCAAAGGCTTCTTTCTTGATTACCCGACTTTCTTTTTCGGTCAGCATTTCCGCGTTCAGGTCGCGTTTGATTGGTTCGGGGTATCCTACATAGTTCGTTTTCTCAAAATAAGGGATGATATTAGGACGTGGCGTCTGTGTAACATATCCAATAGACACACGACTGATTGTTTTTGATTTGTAATTCTCCAACACATACGTTCCCCGACCTTTAACGTCCCACTCTTCATAACTAGCAGGGGTTAAAGGGGTCCCATCGGACCACCTGTACCCCTTTTTGTGCATGTATATCATATAACCCACATAATCATTGAAGCTGAATAAATGTATAACACTGTTCATCCCATTTCCTCCTAATTAAATATCTAAAAGTCTGATAACATCGTTAGCGGTGTGTCCATCCCACGCGGGGGCAAATTCCAGTTCCGGAACATCAAAGTAGTTCCAATTTTCTAGGTGATAGTGATAAGAAAACATACCTTTCGACGTAGAGATACCGACAATAAAATAATTGTCAAACATAGAACCATCTTCATGTTTTTTAGATTTCCAACTTTTTAAATGATTAGCATTACATACGATCGCAAATAATACCATTCTGTGAAAGTAGAGTTCCTCGAATGTATGCGAACCGTCTGAAATATTTCCTTTATTACCTAACAAACTAATCTCATTATTGATTTCTTTTATTGATTTCTGCTCCATTTATTCCAACCTCCTATACAATCCCCAGAACTACAAATCCGTCTTTTTGCTCATAATCTGTCATGTAAACTACTTCAACAGCGATCTGAAAGCCTGAAAATTCATTGTTCCATTCGCGTAAAATCAAAATATCTCCTACATGAAAATCACGGTCATTCTTTCTAATTTCGAAGGTTTTTCGTCCTTCCGTCACAGCTGCAAAAAATTCGGGTGTTATTTTTAATTCGTGTGTTTTAGTCATCTTCTTCCTCCCACTCGTCCCACCTATACGCTATTTTCTCCATGAACACGTCTGCTTGCTGATACCCAACTTCTTCTAGCCATTCTTTTGTTTTTTCAAAACTCGAACATGCTGAACCGAGTTGTTCAATAGCCACATTAAAATCAACTTCATAAACGGCTAGCCATTGGTCCAACGTTACAAGGTTTATATCTAATGATCTTTGAGTGATTAATAAATCTTCTAACTCTTCTTTCGTCATATTGTCATGCGTTGGAGCTTCTACTACAGTTGATATTCGACAATATAAGCTATTTGGTTGTTTAGCGATTAATCCTGGCATTATTCCAAACTCCTTCCGCAAACTGGGCAGTATTTGATATTCCTAGCTGTTAAACCGTAGTAGCTGAAAACTCCTAAGTTGCCAGTGCTATCTAGCCTAACAACACCAGGTTCTTTATACTCTTCATCAAAACTTAGTAAAGGCTCATTATTCATCATAGAGTCATTCTTGCAATACTCACACATTATTCCGCCACCTCTTTCCGAAGTACGTATTGTACAAGCCCACCCATCTGCTCAATATTATCTCCCACATAAGTAGCTGTTAGGATTTTCCATCCGTCATCAAGAAGCTTAATAAGTTCTTCTCCTTTATCTGCAAGAAAACCTACCTGAACTATTTTATGTTTCATTCCGCCACCTCTTCAAAACTTCTAATATCAATTTCTTCCACCATTTCAATCTTAAAACATGATGGCAAATAATCTCGTTGTTTAGCCCATTCATATATCAAATCTGATAATTGTTCTTTATGTTCTTGAGTTACGTCATTCAAATATTCCTCCCCGCACTCTCCAACTTCGTCATAAACGCATTGAGCTATATTTTCAAGCAAAGTATCTACTTCGGTAGGAAATTCGACTTCTTCTATTTGACCAACGAAAAATGTATAAATGTTTTCATGTTCATCTGGATATAGGTTTAATCCATCGGATAAATCATAATCACTGCGTTGTTTATTATCTAAACTATTGTATTCAGTTAACAACTCAATTCCATAAAATATGGCTTCTTCTTTTGTATCAAAATATTCGCAAGCTTCCCATCTGTCGCCGTCTGTGCCATTTAACATCCATTGTCCGTGTTTCATTCCGTTCCCTCCAATAATTCCGGATTTTCGTGTATGTTTCCTATCACTGTCATAGCTGCTGAATCAACGTTAGCATCAAAGTAGAATCTTGTATCGAAATCTTCGGGATCTTCTCTTGTGATTTTAATTCCGTCGATTTCATTCGGTATCGTTTCGCCACTAAGTGCAGGCGGCTTAATCAAATCAAGATAATACGCACATATATCCGTGTCATATTTAACCACTCCAATGTATTCTACTTCTTGGTAGTATCCCATTGGCCAGTGTTCTAAAACTACTTGCACAATGTCATTTTCAAAAATAGTTTTTTCGTCTTCATCTTCGCGACCTATACAGCTTCCAAGTGTTTTTTCGTCTATCGCGTGCATGTTATTAATAATAAAATGTGCATAAGTTAATGTGCTAGCGCCTTTTCGTTCATCTGCAAAAATGAAAGTAGCGCTATCCTCAAACTGCATTAAATTACCGTAAATCCATTCTCTGTTGTCTATTCGTTTACCTCTAAACTCAATCTCTCTCATGCTTCACCCTCCACTTCCTCAACAGGTTCCCTAAGTAACCAGTATGCTTCACCTTTATCCATCGCTTTTATTTCTGCTTCTGTAAATTGTGTTTTATATTCATAATTTTGATCCTTACCATTTGAACGCTGGTGTCCGTCATATCGCATATTTAGATATCCCCCTATCCCTTCAATAAAGTGTACATAATAAAGCGGTTCTTTCTCGACTTCATAGCCGTCTTTCATTTTGATAAGCGTTTCAACAGGCTTTAGATTGTCATTCTTCATAAAATCATAGAAATCACTTTCACAGTCTTGATCATCCCAATCGTAGATATATCCCCAAATGCTGTACTCTAACTTGTGCCTATGCTGTTCATACCAATCAGCTACAAATTGCGGAACTTTTAAAACTTGAGCCGGAGAAAGCAATAAGTATTCTGCGGCCCAAATGGTTTTATTATTTTCGTCAAATGTCATTAGATAGGATATACCGAAAGGACTTGCTTTTATTTCAGTTACAACACCTTTTGTCAATGTTCCTCCGTAAATAAACTCTACTTTATCGCCTTTTTTAAATC